TATTGTAAAAGAAACACTTGATGTTAAAGGTCTTGAGTTTAAAAAAGCAAACTTCCCTCCAGTATTAGGTGATTTTTTTAGACAAGCTCTTATTGATGTTCTAAAAGGTGCAAAACAACCTGAAATTGAAGCTCGTGTTAAGGAGTTTAGAAATCAAATATTAGATGGGACAATCCCACTTACAAAATTAGGAAACCCAACATCAGTGAAAAAATTAAATAAGTACACTGAACGTAAAGCTCGCGCAGGAGAAATGTTTTCAACGTTGGCTAAAGGAGCACCTGCTTCGGTTCGTTCTACAGTAAAATACAATGATTTGTTGAAATTTTGGGGCCTAGATAAAGATCATAGCTACATAACTCAGGGAGATAAAGTAAAGTGGATTTATTTAAAACCAAACCCATATCAAATAGATGCTATTTCATTTCTAGATTATGATCTTCCCGAAAAGATAGAAGCATTTATTGAAAAATATGCTGATAGGAAAAAGATATTTGAATCCATCCTGTTAAATAAATTAGAAGGTTTTTTCTCAGATCTTGGATGGGTTCTCTCTCTCAATCCATATCAAGAGATGTTTTTTAATTTTGATTAGATATTTGGTTACCATAAAAAATATTAGTATATTCACAAATAATTAAAAAGTTATAAAAAATGATAAGTAAACTTCTCCTCCAATCTGTAATTGATAAGTATTATCTAGGAGTAAATGAATCCGTAAAGTGGGTTATAAATAATAATAACCTATCTATTGACTTTATGACACCTACTAAGGATGTTATAGGAAGTGTAGAATGTGAAGATTTTAAATTAGAGGATTCTAAATTAGCAATCTATGATACTAAAAAATTACAAAGTTTAATTAGTATCTGTAGTGGAGATCTATTACTGGAATTACAAAAACAAAAAGAAATGTTTATTAAATTAAACATCTCAGATATGCATTTTAACCTTCAATACGCATTATCAGATCCTCTACTAATAGGTAAAGTTGGAAATGTAAATATCCCAGATTGGGTTGTTGAAATTGATCTAGAATTAGAAGATTTAACTTACCTATTAAAAGCTAAAGGTGCATTAAAGGATATAGACAATATGTTAGTAACCACAACTACAAACTTAGATGGTGAACTTATATGTGAATTTATATTTGGTGATGAATCTGGACATAACAATAAAATTACATACCAACTTTCAGGTAGAATTGAAGAAGAAAATATTAAACTCCCATTCAATTCAGATACTTTTAAAATGATATTACAAGCTAATAAAGGTATGGAAAGTGGTAAATTAACTATTAGTAGTATGGGATTGATGGGGTTAGAATTCAAGGACCAAACTATAACTAGTAAATACTATATGGTTAGGAAGAGTGATACTTCATTTTAATAATAACCCAATAATTATTTGGAATACCCAAATAAAGTTCGTATATTCAGGCAATAATTAAAAATCAAAATAAGTTATATGAGTTACACAACAATCAAAGACGAAAGTCTAGAACCATTTTTTATCCAAAAAGACCAACATTGTTATACAGTGTTTGAAAATGTAAAACCACAAGGTAAAAGGGCTATCAAGTCTAAAACAGGAAAAATTTATATTAAATCTGTAGGTCATTTCGGTAATTTTGGAGCAGCTGTTAAAGCTATATGTAAAGAAAAATTAAACCAAGATGAAAAAGAATATTCATCCGTAAGAGAATATTTGGATGAGTGGGAAACTATCCAAGAAAATATAAGTAAATTAATTAAACAACCAAATATATAAAAATGACAGAAGAATTTGAATTAGAAGCATTATTTGATGCTGTAATCATCAAACCTATTGAGGAAGAAGAACAAACCTATGGTAGTATAGTAGTTCCTGATTTAGGTAAAGATAAAAACATGAAAGGTGAAGTAGTAGCTGTAGGTCCTGGAAAAATGACTGTAACTGGGAATTTTATTGAAACTATAATATCTAAAGGTGATGTAGTTATTCTACCAACTATGGGAGCAACTAAAGTTGAACATAAAGGAGAAGAATATTATGTTTTACCTGAAAATCAAATATTAGCAAAATTAAAAAAATAAATAAACAATGGATAATAGAAAAGAAATTAAATTTGGCGCCGAAGGGAGACAACAACTAATGGATGGGATTAACATTCTAGCAGATGCTGTTGTTAGTACTTTAGGCCCAAATGGTAGAAATGTATTAATTGATAACTACCCAGAAGCACCATCATCAACTAAGGATGGAGTAACAGTTGCTAAAAACGTAGAAGTAGATGGGAGAATTCAAAATTTAGGAGCCCAAGTAATTAAAGCAGCTGCTACTAAAACTGCTGATAAAGCAGGTGATGGAACTACTACCTCAACATTATTGGCTAGAGAGATTGTAAAAGAAGGATTATCTCACCTAAATAATAATGCTAATGTAACTGAATTAAAAAGAGGAATTGATGCTGCTGTTAAGCAAGTAATCAAATCTCTAAGAGATAATATCTCAGAAGACATTTCATCAGAAGAACAACTAGAACAAGTAGCTACAATATCAGCAAATAATGATGTTGAGGTTGGAAAGTTAATTGCTACTGCTATAGATAAAGTAGGTAGAGATGGTGTAGTTCACATTGAAGAAAGTAAATCAGGTGAAACATATCTTGAAACTGTAGAGGGAATGCAATTTGACAGAGGGTATAAATCCCACTTCTTTGTAACTGATAATAATACAATGTCTTGTACTTTAGATGATGTTTATATTTTAATTGCAGATCATAAATTTACTCAAGTAAAAGAATTACTACCTATTTTAGAAGGTGTTTCATCAACAAATAAATCACTATTAATTATTGCTGAAGATATTGAAAATGAAGCATTGGCTACATTGATTGTAAATAAAGCAAGAGGTACTCTGAAAGTAGCAGCTGTAAAGGCACCTGATTTTGGGGATAGAAGAAAACTTATCTTAGAAGATATTGCTACCCTAACAGGTGGTATGGTATTTGATAAAGATAAAGGAATGAAACTTGATAAATTCAGTTGGGATTGGTTTGGACAAGCCAGATCTGTAACTATCGATAAAGAACAAACTACAATAGTAGATGGTAAAGGTGATGAAGAAGCTATTAACACACGAGTTGAAAATTTGCAATCACAAATTGAAAAATCAACAACCCCATTTGAAACTGAACAATTACAAAACCGTTTAGCAAAAATGGTAGGAGGTGTTTCAATAATCCATGTAGGTGGTTACAATGAAACTGAAATGGGTGAGAAAAAAGATAGAGTAGATGATGCGTTACATGCGACTAAAGCTGCATTGAGTGAGGGTATTGTGCCTGGTGGGGGTGCTGCGTTATTATACGCTAGAGAATCCATTACCTTTGATAAATCTGATGAAGATGGTATTAACTTAGGTAAACAAATTGTTTATAAGGCTTGTGGTAAACCATTTGAACAAATCCTAATCAACGCAGGTTATAGTTCAGCAGACGCTCAGATGATTGGTAAATATAAACTTGTAGAATCAGGTAATAATACATGGGCAGGTTATAATATTAAAACAGAGGAGATTGTTGATATGAAAGAAGCAGGAATTATAGATCCATCTAAAGTAACAAGAACTGCTCTAGAAAATGCAGCATCAGCAGCAGGTACATTACTTCTAACAGAATGTGTAATAGTTCAACACCCAGATTCTGATTCACAACCTCAAGGAGGTATGCCAGGGATGTTTTAAAGAATAAATAATAATAGAGGGGAGATAGTAAATATCTCCCTTTTAATTTAAAAAATATGCAAACAGAAAGAGTAGAACATAATGAATTAATAGCAGTTAGAGTCCCAAAAGGAGATCGTTGGAAATTAATTTCCGACGGACCTGAAGGTAAAATATACCCCTCATTAACTGAGGCTTTAGAAGGTTATTTTATGAAGACAAAGTTTAAGGGTTCATATAAGTTAGACCCCTTAGATAGTAAACTTTATATTATAGAAGAGCATGAATATGAAGTACCTAAAGAAGAACCAAAAGAATATGGTTTCTACGGGGAACTAAATTTTAAACAGGGTGTTTAATCCTTGGAGAACCTAAAAAAATATATTATATTTAAGTTATGAAAAACAACCACAGTCTTTTAGTCGAACGATATAGACCAATTAAGTTAGAAAATTATGTAGGAAATGAGAATATAAAGAAAACCATCTCCCAATATTTAGGTCAAAATGATATTCAAAATCTCATATTTTCAGGTCCAGCGGGGACAGGAAAAACTACATTAGCTAAACTTATAGTAAAAAACTTAGATTGTGATTACCTCTACATTAATAGCTCAGATGAAAGAGGTATAGAAACAATTAGAGATAAAGTATCTGGGTTTGCAAGTTCAGCTAGTTTTAAATCAATTAAAGTAGTTATATTAGATGAAGCAGATTTCTTGACTATTCAGGCACAAGCTTCACTTCGTAATATAATTGAAACATTCTCACGTACTACTAGGTTTATAATGACTTGCAATTATGTAGAACGTATAATTGATCCACTACAATCAAGATGTCAAGTTTTAAAAGTAGTTCCACCATCAAAAAAAGATGTAGCTAAACATTTAGCTTGGGTTTTAGGTGAAGAAGAAATTGAATTTGAATTAGAAGATTTAGTTACTATAGTAAACCAACATTATCCTGATTTGAGGAAATGTTTAAATACAATCCAACTTTCAACACATAAAGGAAAATTAGAAATTGATAAAGAGGTTTTAGTTGATTCTAATTATACAAATCAAATATTGGTTGAGTTAAAGAAATCAAAACCAAGTTGGAAGGAAATTAGACAAATTATAGCTAATTCTGGACAATCAAGTTTTGAAGAATTATTCAAATTTTTATTTGAAAATTCATCTTCATTTATTCCTGGGAATGAAGGTATGGCTGCTGTTTATATAAATGAACATCAATATCAAGCACAACTTTCCTTAGATAAGGAAATTAATATAATGTCACTAATATCACGTTTAATAGAATTAAAATAAATAATGAAAACAGTTAAAATATTATTAATAACATCTCTACTATTTATGGGGTGTAAGAAACAAACTAACCCTCCAATCCCACCTACCATAAATTGCTATTGTGGGAATGTAGAATTACAATACATAAAATATGCAGGACCTAATGGAACTCCTTTTGAATGGAATTACATCTCCAGAAACAATTGTACTAATGCTGGAATAAGATTTGCAACTCAAACCGAATACACAGATAAAGAATACTGTTTAACTTATCAATGGTAAAATAAAATAATAAAAAAACAAAAACATGGAACAACAACAAATGCAAGGTCCAAACATTGACCTAAAAACAACAACATCAATTGAAACACCTGAAGGTGGAGTAATATTTCAACAAGGCGTACTTTTACGTAAAGTATCTAAATTTGTAGTGGGAGCTGAAGAAGATGCAGTAATGCCAATCCCCGTATTTTTTGACCCTATATCAGGAAAGATTTTAAAAAGTACTATCCCTGTAGAATTGAGAGAAGAATACAAAGCAAATTCAATTGATGGTTAAGAAGGAAATAAAAAATTTATTTCAGTGGTTGGAGGAGATTACAGTTAAAAAATCTCCCCCTACCCACTTCACAGATGATTCTTGGTCTAGTTTCAACCCATTTCTAATTCATCGTTATATTAGTATGAATGAAGGTTATATTGAGATAGCTAATTTACTCCAAAAAATGGATCCTACTAATAAAGTAGCTATATATTTAGCTTACTCTCAACTATTACCTAAGAAAAAACTATGGTTAAAGTATATTAAAAATCAAAACAAAACTACACTTAAGGAAACACCAAATCTAATATCAAAATATTTTGAATGTTCTATTAGTGAGGCTAAAGATTATATAAAAATCCTCCCAAAAGAAACCACTCAATCTATATTTGAGGGTATGGGGATAGAAGGAAAAGAACTTAAAAAACTAATTAAAGAAATATGAGGATTACAATTTATACAACTGTATTAGATATCCATAAAATAGCCAACGAAGAGTAT